CAAGGCAATTTATATTGATACCTATGGTGAGCTGAATATTCTTAAGTCATGCCCATTCTGTGGTGGTGAAGCTACTTTAGATGAAAGCCATACTTAAGATTGCCACTATTATAAAATCGCTTGCGATGATTGTGGTTGTAGAACTGATGAAGAAACCAGCAAAGAGATGGCCATTGGCTATTGGAATGATAGGGTGGATTAAAATGATTACTCCTCAAATATCAATAGAAAAGTACATTGGTAGAATGGTAAAAAATCTGGCTAGGTATGAAGTAACCATATCACTAGATAATTATGACGTTATCAAATTTTCTGTTAGACAGAAAGGGTCAAAAGCTACTGTAGAATGGGAAAGGCATATTTCAGATTTAGCATTATCTGAAATGCCATTGCAGGATGCTGAAGAAGATAGTGAAGAAATCAAGAGGGAGATTGAAAAATGATTAAGAGATATTGGAAGAGTGCAATGGCTGGCTTCTTGCTCGGCATCATACTAACTATTCTTGGAAGGATATTCTGATGAATAAAATCTATCCAAGCTTTAAACCAGTTATCAAGGAACTTGTTGAAGATTTTAAGACAGCTTCTAAGATGGTACACACTGAGAAATGGCAAGGCCTGAAGATACATGACAAGCCTGAGATGGCAACGTATGAATTGCTGAATAGATCTTTCAGCGTTCAGCTTATCTCAGACAGCATTGGTAAGTGGCAGAATGACATTGGCCCTAATCTTCCATGGGCAGAAGACCACTTCAAAGAACGTGTTTGTGGTGAGCCATTAAATCCGGGTGAGCAATGGAAACATTGGCCATGGGGTAACAGTGCAGATAAGTTCCGTGATGAGAATGGCCAATTTAACCACAACTACATGGAGCGATACTGGCCTAAGTATGCAGGAAAGACTGATAAAGGAGAATTGAAAGATACCATCTTTGATAAAGTTAAAAATGCTCTTTATGCCATACCAAAACCAAATAAAGGTATACGCCATGAATATGGAGACCTTGACGATGTAATCAATCTTCTTGCAGATGAGCCTAATACTCGTCAAGCATATCTTCCAATATTCTTTCCTGAGGATACTGGAGGAGGTGCTAAAGGTCGTGTACCATGTTCCCTTGGCTATCACTTCATCCACCGTAATGGTTATCTTCATATAGTGTACTATTTACGTTCCTGTGATATGTACCGGCATTTCAGAGATGATTGTTATATGACAGTAAGATTATTGCTTCATGTATTGGAACGCCTTAAAGCAACAAATAAAGCGCCCTGGGATAAAGTTCTTCCTGGTATATACACTATGCATATCACCAGCTTGCATTGTTTCCGTAATGACCTTGAATTACTTTCCTAAAGATTTCTATTTACAAACTTGAAAAAGTGGATTAGATTTTATTGTACCAACCACAAAAGGAGAAATACAATGGAAGCTATCCACCTCTTTTCTAAAATGTCAGCACCAGTAATTGGTAAACACCTTGGCAAAAAAGCTCATATAGTAAAATTGAACAATGGTACTACCCAACTGTGGTCTGATGATTCTATCGCACTGATTGGAGATAATACCATGCTTATAAATTTTAAGATAAAAGGACCAGGAAGTGGTTTTGAGACTATTGAAAGGGGATTTAACTCAGAGAGTGAAGCAAGTGAATACCTCAGAGAACTAATCTCATATAATGATATAAGTTTAAAATCAGATTGTGAGGGAAGACTAAGTAATGGATGGACAATATTCTCTGATGTACCACTAAGACCTTTACTGAAATCTAAACCCACCTCATTCCAACCAATACAAATAAGAAAAAAACTTGCTGAACAACCACAACAAAAGAAAATCACTGGCAAGATAATTAAACTTAAAGACCTCACTGATAATCCACGTAAAGCACGGGTAATCTTGAGGTCTTTAGTTAGGAAGAACCAGATTGCTAAGTCACCAAGGTGGGAATGGTCTTCTGAAGATAAAGACTTAGTTGTAATCAGAAAACATTTAGAAGGGAAGAAATAATGGGACTAATGGATGAGAAAAAAGAACAAGCACTCACTGGATGTGCATATAGTGGAAGAGCATATCACAACATGCCAGGAGCGGTTGGAACTCCTTTAATGACACAGTCTGAGATTTATAAAGCTCTTGATGAATTAACCCTAATGATTAACAATATTGAAAATCGAGTAGCTGAATTAAATGGTCGATTGGTTACTGTAATGAAGGCAGTACCAACTGTAGAGAATGTAATTAGTAAAGAAAAACCTTACTCTTCACCCATTGCTATAAGCCTTAGAGAACTATCAATTCAATCAGAAATAATCAATGAAAAATTAAATACAATGCTTAATTTATTGGCCCTGTAATTTTCAGAGAGTCAATAATACCTTTACCTTTGGCCGTCACACTGTATATCAAGTGATTGACGGTCTCTTTTTGGGAGACTAAGCCATATTTATGAAGGAGCTTAAGTCTACGCTTCCTGCTCTTTCCTAATATCCTTCCTCCCACAATAAAATCCTTCTTGCTAATCATATACTGACGGTCACCATGAGTAGCCTCATCAGGCGTAGCCATATACTGCAATGTGTAAATCATCTGTTCACTTAGGAAAGAGACCATTTCATAACCCCCTTGCTTTTAATTCTTTTAACTTCAAGTTTTTCAGCTGCCTTCTTCAAAGCCTTACGAGTAATACCCATTGCCTCAGCGTCCCGGAACAATAAATCTTGAGTTGTTGCCTGTTTACCAAGCGTATCCTTCAGCATATCCTCAGCTTGTTCCATTTCCTTGTTGGCATTGTCAATTTTATCTGGGCTGGCATTGATAATATCCTCAGCAGTGAAATCATTAAATCCTTCAAAGTCAAAAGGCCTCTTAGCATTGAAAGGATTTAAGCTGTATTCTATTGTCTGTCCTCTTGGTGCAAGGTTGCTCTTGATATGACAGATGCAGCGATGATTAGACTCTTCAGGATGAGGTCCTACCATCAAGGCAGAACGAGCAGCAGCAGTAATATCAATCGAACCCATACCACGATAAATTGATTTATCCTTACCTGATTTTGTTAAGTGTCGAACTGCTATGATAGCACATCTATTTCTCTCAGCTATCTGTGCCAGTCCTGCCATAATCTCGCGTGTTTCATTCGCCCTGAATATATCAATACCAGAGCCCATGTATGCAACGATTGGGTCGATGATAACAAGAGAAGGCTTTATGTTTTCTATCTGTTGCTCAACCTCAGCGAATCCATCTTCATCAAGACACACTGGACGATTATAAGCATATATGTTCCTGACCTTTGCATCAAGCCGGTTAAGCCTTGGGCGTATCGTATCACCAAGACCATCTTCTGCTGACATTATAAGCACTCTGCCTTTATCAAATTTAATTCCTTTATATATGCTTGAGCCATTAGATATCCAGGAAGCCAGTGCCATAGTAAACCATGATTTACCAAGTCCTGGGTCACCTTCAAAGAGAGTTACTTTACCAATAGGGATGTAAGGATACCACAGCCATTCTACTTCTTCTTCTTCAATGTCTGACATTCTGACCACAATATCATCAGAAGTTTTATCATCATCGAGTGATAGGACCTTGGTAGATTCCACCTTTTCAATTTCTCTCATCAGCTGAGTGTCTTCATCATGTCTGCCTGCGAATTTATTCCAGACAGAACCTTTTAGAAGATTGAACCGAACCGTAGCATTTATTCCTTGTTCTGCCAGAGCATTATTTATCTTCCAAATAACTTCAGAACGTTTTCCTTCAGTTGCTCTCTTAGCAGTCAATAAGGTCAATGTGGAGGGCTTAATCTGTTTTTTAAATTGTTTGAGAATTTCTCTTGGGTCAAGGTTATCATATATATGTTCTGGTAATTTAGCCAGTTTGTATTCTGTCTTCTTAAACCACAATGTTCTTACTTGTTGAGGTGGACTATACTTATGATTGATAGTGCCAGGAAGTCTGAGTACTTGAGTTAAGTCCCATCCTCCTTTGTCAGCACCGACAGAATAAGACATAGCCTTGTTTCTGCGTTCAATAATATCAGCAGGGTAGAAATCATCAAGTATCCACAAAGAAGCATAACGTTGGTCTGAAGACTTCCATGCAATTTGTGGAACAAACTCACAATCTTTTGGTTTTACATCATCAAGGTCTGCCCATAAAAGTCTTGAGCCGATAACATAAGATTTTTTTCTCTGAGGATTCATAAAAGGAGTAGGACAAAAATATATATTAAATTGGTCCATAGGAAACTTTTCCTGAAACTTCTCAAAGTCATTTTCTTTGATAGGCCACTTGAAAAAGTAATCATCCCATTTTTTTGTTTTTATATTTAATGCTGCAAGGCAGAAGTAATTACCAGGCTTAGGTGATTGTAAAGACCAGACTTTTTTGATAAATTTGATATTCATATAATTCTCCTGTTTACAGATGATTATCTTCAATATATATTTCAAGCATAATCTAGTCAATAAGGAGAATGATAATGATTATTATTGAAGGACCTGATAATTCTGGTAAGAGTACACTTGCTAATGAGATTTCTAATTTCTTTGGTCTTCCTATATATAAGGCAGGAGGAGTTCCAAAAACTAAAGATGAAGCAATGTTAAGAGTAAAAGAGATGTTCAGAAACTCTGAGAAATATATCTTTGATAGAACACCACTTATCTCTGAGCCAATTTATTCAATGTTACGTGATAGAGGAAATATGTTTGAAGGTGAAGTTGACCTTTACCAGAAATTTGAAAACATGAATCCCATTATTATCTATTGCCGTCCTCCTGATAATGTCTTGCTTGACTTCTCTAAACATGAAGTAAAAGACTATGACTCTCCTGAGCATATCAAGGCAGTTGAGGCCAATGGCCTGAAGATTATTCAAGCCTATGATGATATAATGCTTGGACTATCTCCTATTGTATATGATTACACAAAAGACAATCTGTGGGACTTGTTCAGAATGATCTCAAAGAGAATTACTCATCGCACAAGAACCATTGATAACATGGTCAATAATGTTTCTGAATTCCAGTACACTATCCTTGGTAATGAATTTAAGGAAAGAACTGGCTTTTCAGAAAAGCTGATTGACCAGACACTGGTAAGGCTCGATGAAGAACTCGAAGAATTTGTGGATGCTGAGAAACTCTCAGACCAAGCAGATGCTCTGGTTGATTTAATCTACTTTGCATTAGGTGCATTGTACCAAGCAGGAGTTGATACTCAGAAGGTATGGAATGCTGTACACTATGCCAACATGACAAAGAAGAAAGGTATCACCAAGCGAGGCGATGATAATGACGCATCAAAGCCTTCAGGATGGATGCCGCCAGACCATACATGGTTGGATGTATGAGCACCCTCAGTAATTGGAATAAGTTCTGTATTTCTCTGGCTTTGGCTGATAGACAATTCAGTGTAGCAATAAGGAAGATAGTTCCTAATGCTTCTTTTACCACACAAATTGACGACAGCATAAAGCTAGAGAATATGAGATATTCTGAGAATGGTACCAAGATATCCATGCTGAAGAAATATTACTTCAATCAAGAATCCATTGACAAAGCTCTTGCTGCTCTTGAAAAAATAAAAAAACGAAAGAAGCAAAGCAGTGTAGCCTTCAGCACTATAGGACAAGAAAAGAAATTTACTCATCATCAGCACTGCATCCAATCCATTGTGGTAAGTTACTATCCAAAAGATAAATCCATTAGATATACGGTTTTCTATCGCTCATGTGAAGTTATAAAAATCTTCACTGGTGATATGGTTTTTCTACGAGAAGTTATCATGCCAATATTTGGAGAAGGTCCTGTAACTTTCATGTTTAGTAATGCAGCCATTAATTCAATGTATATACCTCTGTTATTCATTTACAAAAGAAAAACTTGGATGGAAGCTTTAAAAGTCTTGAGAGAATCAGACCCATCTTATTATAAGTGTATATACAGCTGGTGCAAAAGATACTTTAATGAAGATGCAATAAATTATAAGTCAGCTGAAAGGGTTCAAAGCTTTTTAAAGGAACATATAGACCGTGCTGGACGAGAAGAAATCCTCAGTAGTTTTAGGAAGAGCCTATCACTCTGATAAAGACAGTTCTGGCTATATAGTCATTATGAAGATTACTAAAACTCATATCACATACAGCCATCTGTTCGGATGGGAAGACTTAAGTAAAACAATACAATCAAGTAAGATAAATGAATTCTATAAATTATATTGGAATTATTCAGAGTCTACTGGTATAGGTTGCCCTATAATTCTTGCACGTTTTGACCATGAGCTTATGAGAAGGAGAAATAAGATATGAGAATATCCCGCCACCAGATGTTTCTTGAGATTGCCCAAGTGGTCAGTAAACGAAGCACCTGTTTCAGGGAAGCAGTTGGTGCCATCCTTGTAAAAAATAATAAAATCATTTCTATGGGATATAATGGAGCTCCTCATGGTGAACCACATTGTACTCATCATCCAGATGGAAAGTGTAGTGTGGCAATACACGCTGAGATAAATGCTATGCTGACCATTCCCCAAGGAATGAAAGGATTAGACTTATATTGTACACATCTTCCATGTGAGGATTGTATGAGGGCCATTATAAAATCAAAACGTATCAAGAGAGTCTTCTTCAATGTAATATATGGAGATGCCAAGATTGTGGACCAATACTTCTTTGCCAATGGAATTGAGTTGTACAGAGTACTAAACTCAGGAGTAATCACTACGCCAGATAGGGAGTCAATATGTCAGGTAGATTAGAAATCATAGAATCCCCAAGAGATTTTGATAGAGCTATAAAAGAAATTGAAAATTGTGGACCATGGATTTCTTTTGATAGTGAAACTTCAGGATTAAATCCTTTTGCTGAGGATGCTTATTTGGCATCTATAGGAATTGGTACACTCACAAAGGACTTCACATTTCCATTGAACCATTATCTGAGCCGACACTATAAGGATGGAATAACTCAATCAAAATGGATGAAGGGTATTGGCAAAGCAATAGCTGATAAGAAAAAAGCTGCCCACAATGGTAAGTTTGATACTCTTTTCATCAATCAGGTTTTTGGTCTCTGGTGGCATACTGACTTTGATACCATGCTGGCACACTATAATCTTGATGAAAATAGCCTGCATGGCCTGAAAGACTTAGCTATGAGATTCTTTGGTGATGATGGCTATGATATTCCTATGAAGGAAAAACAAGGTATTGAAGGAAGCTTAGAAAAGCATTGTGAGTATTTGGGATACGACGTCTATTATACCTTCAGACTAAGAAGAAAGCTCATGACCATGTTTGAGAAAGAACCTGATGCCTATAAGCTGTTTATGAATTTGACAATGCCTCTTTCTCATCTATACACTAAGGTAGAGACACGAGGGGTATATATTGACCCAACTAAATTGATTGAAGGTGAGAAGTATTGGAAAGAAATTGCAGATAGTACAGACAAAGAGCTACGGGGATATTTAAAAGGATTTTCAATCACTGATAAAAAAGGAAAACCTCAAGAGATAAACTTTGGCAGTCCTCAACAACTATGCAAGTTTTTGTATGACCACTTGAAACTACCAATCCTTGATAAAACACCATCAGGAAAGCCCTCCACATCTGAGAGTGTTCTTAAGAGAATGAGCCATCCAATTGGTAAGACAATCCTTGATAATCGGGAAGCCAATAAAAACCTTGGCACTTTTGTTAAGAGTTGGCAATCACGAAAAGACCACAATAATAGAATTCATCCAAGCTTTAAAATCCACGGCACTGTTACAGGCAGACCATCCTGTGTGGAACCAAATCTTCAACAAGTCCCAAGAGACTCACGCATACGTTCTATTATTTGTGCTCCCAAAGGATGGGAATTGATAGAGGCTGATTATTCTCAGGCAGAACTAAGAATTGCTGCCAACCTATCACGAGACCCACGATTACTTGAAGCATACAATACAGGCCTTGATGTTCATACCATCACTGTTCAAGAAATCTTTGGTATTATGAACCCAACCAAAGAAGAACGTAAAAAAGGAAAAGCCATCAACTTTGGCTTCCTCTATGGTATGTGGTGGAAGAAGTTTATGATATATGCTCGAGATAATTATGGAGTGACCTTTACTGAGAAAGAGTCTGAGAATATCAGGAAGAAGTTCTTTAAGACATATTCAGGTCTGCCAGATTGGCACTTAAGGCAAAAGAAAGTAGCAAATCGTCAAGGATATGTAATGAACATGATAGGGCGTAAAAGACGACTTCCAGACGCTATGATACCAGACCGAGGACAGTACGACCCAAAAAAATCAGAAGCAGAACGCCAGGCAATTAATTCGCCTGTACAATCACTGGCCTCAGATATAAATGTTCTATCAGCTATAGAAATTGACAGAAAGATAGATAATTCTTATTGTCAAGTAATTGGTACGGTACATGACTCTATCTTGGTACTTGTAAGAAAAGATAAATTAGATTATTGTGCAAAGAAGATAAAACATATAATGGAAAACTGTGAAGTATTACGAGATGTATTTAAATGTAAATTATCAGTTCCCATTGTTGCAGAAGTTTCTGTTGGCCCATGGAGCTTAGGTAAACCCTATGAGTAAGAAATCACAATATTATAATCCAAAAGCAGACATGAAACCTTGTATGAATTGTGGTAAGATTATGATTGGGATATACAGCTATGCTAATAGAAAATTTTGTCAATCATGCTCACCACAACCAATCCACCCTCTACACGCTGACAAATATCCAGCAGGAACAAAAATAAGGCAGGATGTAGAATGTTAAATAGAAAAGAATTACAGATAAGAGAATCACTTAGAAAAGTAAACCTTCAACAGATGCTTGATGGTTCTATGTGGTTATCTGAAAAACCTTTGGTGGGGATTATGGCAGACTCAGGGCATCAGACAGTACTTGGCAAGCCCGCTATACAGATAGCACAGCCTAATTCTCATCAAAACCATATCATGGAGAAATAAATGGAAATATCTCAGTCAAAAATAAAGACCTGGAGAACTTGTAGGAAGCAATACTTCTACAAGTATATTCTTAAGCTTGAAAAGAAGAGGAAGCCCTATGCTTTCCTTCGTGGCACCTTTGTCCATGAAATGCTGGAAGCAATATACAATCAGAAAAGCCCATGGCCAGTTTATGATAAACTGATTGAAGAAAATGAACGAGCTTTTAGAATTCATCCTGAAGAGTATGGCACAATGCCTGAGGATGTAAAGCTTTTGGTTAAAGGGTATAACAGATTTTATAAAGATGAAGACTTAAAGGTTCATAAGGTAGAGCATGAATTTAAAGTTCCACTTATAAAAGGGGTAGACCTGGTGGGCAAGATAGATATGATTGCAGCAAACCAGAAATTGAACTGGGTAGTAGAACATAAGTGCCATAACAAAATACCAGATAATTCACTTGTTCCATATAGCAATCTGCAATCTGCCCTATATGCCTGGGCCTGGAATACACAGAACCCAAAACTAAAAGCCGATGGCATCATGTGGAATTATCTTTGGGGAAAACCCATGGGCATACCACAGTTCCTTAAGAATGGCACTATGAGTAAGAAAGTTACTCAGAACATGACTTGGCCTTCATATAAGGCTCATTTAAAATTGAATAATCTGAAGCCTAATAACTATCTGGACATGAAAGAAAAGCTTTCTGAGAATATGTCCAACTTCTATCAAAGAAAATTTGTACCACTAAATGCCACATTGATAGACAATATTGTGAAGGATACTAAGTTCACTGCCAAAGAGATTTTAGAGAACTCAGAAAAAGACCAGACCAGAAATTTAGGCCATCACTGTGACTTCTGCCAATTCAAAGAATTATGCCAAGCACAGTTGAAAGGCTTAGATGATAACTTTATATTAAAATCAGATTTCAGAAAGAGGAAGAAAGATGAGCTACAAGACAATCCACAACAAGATTAAAGATATCTCAAATAAGCCTGATAAGATTAAGGCCATTTTGTATGGCAAGGCTGGTACAGGTAAAACTACTCTTGCAGGTACCTTTCCAAAGCCACTCCTTGTTGATATTAAGGAAGAAGGTCAAAAGGTACTTAAAGGAATCAAAGGCATCAAGACTATGTCTCCTGAAAACTGGGAAGAGTTGAATGACTTGTATTGGTATCTGAAAAAAGAAAAACATAACTTTGAAACAGTGATACTTGATACTGTGGGAAACGCACAACTCTTTGCAGTTGAAGCAGTGGTAGAAAAAAAGGGAAGTAAGACAAAAGGAAAGAAAGCTGGAGACTGGGGCACTATGACTCAACAGATGTGGGGAGAAGTTTCCTCCATGTGTAAAGAGTTATTCATAAACTTCAGAGACCTTCCTATGAATGTAGTGTTTATTGCACATGATAGAATCTTCAAGGCTAATGAAGAGGAAGATAGTGATGGTGATATTATACGCATAGCTCCTCATGTAGGACCAGCACTGTCTCCTTCTATAGCTTCCACACTTAATGCCTCAGCCAATTTAATTGGTGAGACTTTTATTGGTGAGACCATTAAAATAAAGAAAGATGAAAAGACCAAGAAAAAAACTGAAATAAGAAAAGTGAAATACTATTTACGGATAGGTCCAAATAGTTCATACATCACTAAGGTAAGAAAACCAAAACATATTGACTTACCTGAAATGATTGCTAACCCAGAATACAAAGACTTACTTGCACTGTTTGGGTAAACTGATAGCCCATTTAAATATCAGTATCAGCCAGCATATAGGAGAATTAAAATGGCTAAAAAAGACAAGAAGAAAAAATCCACATCAGTAACTATTGACTTTTCAGGTGTAACCACCTTTAAGAAAGTTCCTGAAGGATCTTATGTGGTATCTGTTCTATCTGTTAAATCGGGTGAAGCAGAAAGTGGTAAACCAAAACTGGATTGGGAATTTGAGATTGCCGAAGGTAAATTTAAAGGTTCCAAGCTATGGTACACCACAACATTGACTGAAAACAGTCTTTGGAAAACTCGTGAAATCCTTGAAGCTCTTGGTGTTGAAGTTGAGGATGGTGAAATGGATATTGACTTGACTTCTCTGGTTGGTGAAACCTGTGGTGTTACTGTTTACCATGAAACCTATGAAGGCTCAGTGAAGGCAAAGATTTCTGATTTCATGTCTGCTGAAGATACTGACTCTGATGAAAAAGAGGAAGAAGAAGATGAGGATGAAGAAGACGAAAAGCCTGCTAAGAAAACCTCTAAAAAAGGGAAGGAGGATGATGAAGATGAAGAAGACGACGAAGAAGAAACCGACGAAGAAGTGCTAGAAATGGATGAAGACGAATTAGAAGAATTCGTTGAAGATAAAGGCTTGGATGTAGACCTGGATGATTTCTCATCTATTAAGAAAAAACGCCAAGCTGTATTGGATGCCATGAAGAAGTCACCTAAGGATGATGAAGACGATGAAGAAGAGGATGATGCTGAATCCTACACAGTTGACCAAGTCATGGAAATGTCTCGTGAAGACCTTGAAGGACTGAATGACGACCTTGAGCTTGATATTGAAGGGCTGAGTGATATGAAGCTGAAACAAGCACGCAAAGCAGTGATTAAGGTCTTGAAGAAGGATGGACTGATTAAGTAACAAGTCTTTCCTTGATTGAGGAGATAGCCCTGGTGATGGTTTGAGTTTTCCATTGCTGGGGCTATTTTATTGGAGGTATTATGAAACAAAATGAAACAGGATTTCAGAGAAAGCTACGAGAAAGACTAGAAGAGGAAGTTGGAGGATTCTGGTGGAAGGTACATGGGGGAATGTTTCAGATGAGTGGCCTACCCGATATCTGTGGCTGTGTATGCGGCCTATATATTGCGATAGAAACTAAGTATGGTAAGAATGGATTATCTGAAGTACAGCACACAAGAATTAAACAAATAAATGAGGCTGGAGGATTAGCCTTTGGTTGTTGGGAAACCCAATTAGAATGGGCAATAAGGAAAGTAAAACGATATGTTGAAAAGCACGCTATACAAAGCCCAGAAGAAAGCCGTAAAATCATTCGCAAAGAAAAAAGAAATCGCATTATTCATGGAGCCAGGGACTGGGAAGACAATCACCGCTTTAGGACTGGTAGAACTGAAAGAAATAAAAAGAAGTAAGAAATTTCTTGTTCTTGTGGTTTGTCCAAAAAATATCATCAGTGGCTGGGATGATGAAATTGAAGTCCACACTGAAAATGTTGTATGCTACTCAAGCATCAAAAAAGTAGAACTACCTATCTCTAACACTACTTTTGTAGTAACCAATTATGAACAAATCAGAATAAATACAAAAGAGTTTCTTAAATATGATTGGGACTTCATTATACTTGATGAAAGTCATAGGATTAAAAACAGAAAAGCAAAAACCACAAAGGCTCTTTGGAAATTAAACCACATCAAATATAAAGCTATTCTATCTGGAACACCAATCACCAAGGATGAAATTGATTTATGGAGTCAATTCAAATTTCTCAAACCAAGCCTGTGGGGAAATAACTTTAATGACTTTGCTAAACAGGCTCTGACCAAAGTAGATTATGGTGACTACTTCATATTAAAGCCCAGCAAGAAGAGAATCAAAAAATTTATTGATAAAGCCTCTGCCATCACTGTTCAGGTGAAGCTTGAGGATATTGCAGAGATACCACCAATGTCTGAGATACCTGTAAAGCTCAATATGAGCAAGGAACAGGAAAAACATTATAAGGCCTTGTCTGAAGGATTTATGACTGAATATGAAGGTTATAGAGCCACACATGCCTTGAGTGTTACAGGTATGATACGACTGCAGCAACTTACTGGTGGTCACCTTGTCCTTGAGAATAATGATGTTGTAAGGCTCAGAGAACAGCCTAAGCTGATGTGGCTTATTGACAAGCTTGAAGACATTGGCAAAGAGAAAATGTTTATTGTATGTAAATACACCCTTGAGATTGAGATGATTGCTGCTGCCTTGAAAAAGCTCAAGTATAACTATGTCATTATGAAGGGGGGAATGAAGGAAAGCGAGATTAAAGCTGTAAGAAATAGCTTTAAATATGACAAAAAGGTCCAAATTTTGATTGGACAAGTTCAAGTCGTTAAGGAAGGAAATAACTTTCAAGATATGTGTAGATATGGTGTTTTCTACAGTAAATCATGGAGTTATGTGGACTATGAACAATGCAAGAGAAGATTGTATAGGAATGGTCAAAAAAGAAAAGTGTTATTTTATAGCTTAATTTTAAGAAATACTATTGACGAACATGGAGAAACTCTTATAAGATATAAATACATAAACGCTGAGAACGTTTTATTAAAATTATTAATCAAACAACAAAAGGAAAAAGTCATGGCAGATGTAAAAGCAAAAGTTGCAAAGAAAGAAACCACAACCAAGGTAAAGGCCGCTCCTGAAAAAGCAGCAAAGAAACTTCCTGGTGGTGAACGCCCTAAGTATGGTATTGACGCATTAATGAAGGAAATGAAATGTGATGCACGTATGGCACGCCTTAAACTTCGTGCTGCTTCAGTTACAAAAGATGGTAAATATTATGACTTCAAAAATGAAGCAGGCGTAAAAGCTATCGCAAAGAAATTGTCTAAAGATTAATCTTCGTGGTTGGAGGAAGGAAGGCAGCTATTAGTTTAGCTGCCTTTTTTCATAGATCTGGTTTAAGAATTCTTTGCAGGTATTTCTTTCAATCCTGTACCGTTCGGCTTCTGCAGAGTATTTGTAGAACCATTCAACTTCAAATCCATTTTCTGGACCATATTGTTTCCTGGGTCCTTGTTCAGTAGGAAACCTGGACGAGCTGGTAAGGGTGAAGTTTCTATCTTTGGACATTGTGAGCAAGCGCTCAAGCTCAGTATCAAGAGAAGAGATATTATTTTCATAATCAGTACCTATCCTTTCAGTGATGGTGTTGTTTTCCATAAATTTTACTATGATTGAATTTTTAGCCACCAGGTCGTCGCTGAGTGATTTATTGTCTTTTCTTAGGTGGTCTATATACCAGCCGCTTAAAATCAACAAGACCAAGCTGCAGCACCCAAATATGAGCAGTATTTTATTCATCATGTTCTTACTCCTTGCATACAGAGGTTATACATACGCTGCCGACGGTCCCAAATACCATAACAGCCATTCTCTTTCTTTGAGCAATCCTTGCTCTTTACATATTTATACTTGAGGATTGAACCACATGAATTGGCAAGGTCACCATGATTAAGGTATTTTATCATGCTGGACTTACCCATGGCTGATAGGCCAATGTTATAAGACATATCAGTAAAGGCTGCATGAGCTTGAGGAGTGATAATCTTCTCACCAGTTTCATTATATAGGCTTGAAGTCTGTAAGCTATAATAGCCATATCTCAAATTAAATAATTCCACACATTCTTCTGTGGTGAACTTGTCCTTATAGCCTGCTTCTGTTTCTCCAACGCACCAGGTCTTAATTCCTGCACCATCATAATAAGGACGTAGAGACATTCCTTCATTATTCAAGGTTAAAGGGGCCCCAATAATGGAGCCCGCAATAATCAAAGCAGAAATATTTTTTGTTTTGCTCATGTCTAATTACTCAAAGAAATAACTTTGCCGACAACAGCACCAAGAGTTCCGAACACAAAGCCAACAAAGGCCAAGATGCCCATGCCCTTATTTTTAATAGTCTCATGGTCCTGAACTGTTTTTTCAAGATAGTCAAGTCGTTTATTTGCATTCTGGATATTTATCCTCTGCTCAACTGTTATCTCTTTAATGTTTTCCATCTTTATATCAATGGCTTCTGTTTTATTTACAATGTGGGTTATTGCAGACTGTATACTTCCTAATTTCTCTGAGAGTTCGTCAATATTATTCATTTATATTCCTTATTCACTTTTATACTCTGTTACAACGACAATACCAGCAGCTCCTGCCTGTGCTGTTCCCCCATAAGCACCACCACCACCGCCTCCATAATTTGAGCCAGTTTCAGCAATTCCTGATGTTCCCCCACCAAATCTACCAGCGCCATCGCCACCACCACCACCTCCACTTGTAGAAGCTGTAAAACCACCACCACCCTTAGTATTTACATTACCACCACTTCCAACGCCACCGATACCCTTGGCACTATTTAAAGAGGTTGATGCCACTCCTGCCGAACCCCCTGTTGCAGAACAATGCGAACCAAAAGAAGAAGTTCCCCCAGCATTTCCGGCAGCACCTGAGGCTCCAACTGTTATAGTTTCAGTAGCTCCTAATGATGCCCCAGCAATAATCTTTGTGGAAGCACCACCACCCCCACCACCTGAGCCATAGGTTGAACCACTACCATTAACACCACCACCACCTCCAGCAGTAAGTTCAACTTCTGCATATAAAAGATTAGCTGGTTTTGTCCATGTTCCTGAAGAGGTAAACACTTGTCTAGTTATTACTACCCCACCACCTCCAGCAGGGAGATTGTCCTCAGGAACTAACCCATCAGGTCCTAGTCGACATAGCTGATTATTACCATTGGATGTATTCAGTTGAACCTCAACTTGGTCCATAGCCCCTTGAAGCTCATCTTCAGTAATAATGGCATTTCCTGTATTAACATAGGAGATGCTTGAGGCAATTCCACCAGGTCCTGTTGGTCCTGTTGGTCCTTGTGTACCACTTACCATGATAACCCAATCATTCAGAGTACCAGAACCCCCTATATTGGTTACATCCACAGTCAGGCCTGTACCAGAATAGGCAGTTACCTGACCGTGCATATAATTGTCAGGATTGGAAGCGGATACAATCAATACAAAATTTCCCACATTAAATTGTTTATCTGCCTGTGTGGTAAATGACTTAGAGGCTTCAGCAATAGTGTTACTTGTTGTTGAGGAACCTATCAAAGATAAAGCAGCTGATTCTGCAGCATCCTTAAAATCTTCAGCTTCATTTCTAAATCCTTCAGCTTCATTACGATAAGCCAAAGCATTGGCCTCAGAAGTTGCTGCATCATTTACCAGGTCACCCAATGCACCAAACAGATATGAGGGTGAATATACCAAGATATTGGCCGAACCAACTGGTACTTTAAATCCCATGGTTAAGTTTACACCACTTACAGTGTAATCAGTTGGTGGAATAATGCTCAACTTTTGATTTTCTAAGCTCTGTACCACCACATCATCAACTGTACCAGAGAATCCACCAGAGCCAACAAATTCTATTAATTGAGTGACACCAGCAATAATGGTCTCAGTGTAGGTACCAGAAGCAGTCCTTGCTGTTCCTGATGTTCCTCCAAGCTTAGGAGTAACAGTACCAGCCGTGCGAGTGATGGTATAGGTAACATTATGAGCCTCACCATTTTCAAAATGAGAAGCTGAAGTCTGACTTAGGGAAGCATTGGAAGTAGTAGCTGTTGCTACACCAGAACCAATTGCCCAGCCAGTTCCTTTTGTCCAATTAGTGTCTGTGGCAAAGTCACCATTGGTTACATGATTGAAAAAAGGCTTGTCTGCAAAAACCATCAATGCTCTTTCATCAGTACCCATACTCTGACTTAAAATGAAGGCTGTGGTTATACCATCACCAGAAAATGATTGAAAGAAAGGTGAGTTAGTTGTACCTGCGATTTTTACTTCATCATAGGACCACACAGCACCACTGTTAGCATCTGCTGCAGCTTGGTTTGGGTATAGAGCAACTTTATAGTTTTCCTGAATATGAGGGATGATAACAGCACCGCCACTCACAGGATAACCAGCAGCATTAAGAGCAAAGCTGGATGCAGTTGTAAGGCCATCAGAACCCGTAGCCATAGGAATTGGTGTACTTGTTCCTTCTCGATAGCACTTCATCACTGCACCAGAGTAAGGTATGCCAGTGGTGTTTTCAAATTGTGGCGGCAAGAATGCCATGGGGTACCAAGTCATTTTATTTCTCCTTATTTGGTGATTTATTTAATTTAATCACTTTTGAAGTGGATGAAGGCTTCTTATCACTAGGAAACATTTTACTAAAGTGATTATATGTGGCCTTCACACTATTAATATTTCCCTGTAATTCAACTAAGTCAGCTTGGTCCATTTTAGGGCCTTTGATTCTTTTAATCCCTTCAAGTCTGTCTATTTCACTTTTCATTTCTTCAAGAGAATCAAATTTTCTAACATCTAATCCAAAGCTTCCTTTTTGTGGTCCTATGTTTTTGCCCTTGGGTTTAGACTCAGGTAGAGCAACTACTTTTGCTTCTTGAACAGTTGGCTTCTTATCCATGAGCTTCTGAGCAATACTTATCTGCTTATCACTCATAGGCAATGGCCCCATTTTGTTAGGTGGAGCCAATAATAGTTGACCAATGTCTTTTTTAGGTGGAACTTCCTTCATTTTGTTCAAAGCATTTCTAGCAATAGATTGCTGTACTTTACCACCTGCACGAGCAGCAAAGGCATCATCCACACCTCTGGCAGCCATACCAGCAAGCTGTGAAGTAGCCGCACCAACCATATTGCCAGTTCCCCCCATAAATACAGCCATTAAGCGACTTTGTATTGGCTGAAGCATTTTCATTGTGGTACTTTGGCTACCTGCTTTCTTTAGCAAGTCCTTGGCTTCCTGAGGCCATCCTTTAGTGCGCTTCTTATCAAGATAAAGATTAGCATATCCTCGACGAAGAGCAGCAGAGGGATTCTGCGACATGCCAGCACGTTCAGCAATACTTTCCAAATCATGCATAGCATTCTTAGCAGACCACAAATTACGAGCATTGATAAGAGCAGTGTTACCTGGAGCATCAGGAACTTCATCCACAATATCACGAAGCTTTCTCTGAAGAGTGCCAAGCTGCCTACCCGTGTTATCAGGGAGACCTGTGGTCTTATCAGTATAGTGCTTATTAATTTTCTGTGTTAAACCTCTATCAAGGCGATTAATATCATCAAGGCTTAAATTTGAGCCTTTGATGCCTTCAAACTCCTTAAGATGATTTAGAAATTCCTTGTCCTCACTGGTTAGAACCTTACCAGCAATAGCTCTTGGCTTAAATTGATTTAATTCATCAGAAAAGCGATTGGCTACTTGGTCAGGTTTAAATGAGCCACCAATGGTTTCGGCCATCTTATACTGTTCAGAAGATAGGGCCTTAAGTTCTTCTGAAGTTATCTTGGCTTCAGCTTTAGGAACCATAGAGCTTATTTTCTTACCAGTTGCTTCAAAGGCTTTAGGTGCAGCTCTACCAATTGAACTAATACCAACCCCTGTACCTGCAAGATTGAGAGCATTGCCAGCAGCCTCAAGGTTACGTGTAAGGCGAGGATGCTCAGCAGACTCAGCTATAAGTTTCTCACCAATGGTGCTATCACCCACAGGAATATCTGAAACATACTTAACAGCTGGAGATATCACCTTATCACCAATAAGACCAAGAACATCACCAACCACAGGTGTGGCCATTACAGTTCTGCCAACTGCATCTGTTGCTTTAGCAGCATTCTGCAAGGCTCCTTGAGTTATAGTCTCAGTAAGTGACTGCTGGCCAGCATTATAGGCATCAGCAGACTCTTGCATCTTATTGCTTCGTGATTTCCAATCAGACTTAATTTGGTCAATCAGGCCAGGCTCTATAGCCTTAGCCCGACTTTTCCAACTATCTTGTACTGGAGTAGCTCGTGTTCTCCAATCACTCATTTTAATACCTTTCTTATTTTACTGGATTAAATCCTTCAGCTTGTGCAGCGGGTAAATCTGTGGAGTCAATCTCATAAGTTTCTGAACCATTGGTAACTTTAATAAGTTGACCTTTTGGAAGGTTACTGGTCATAGCTGGAGCATTTACGCTGCTTGTACCATATAGGCTTTCCAAAGTTTGAAGAGCTTGAATGTTTGACTGAATGTCTTTTGTTGGGTCTGTAGCTTGACGCAGATAAAACTGAAGTTCAGCATTACTATCCATAGCTTTTGCAGACATACCAGTAGCCTGGCGAATAGCACTGATAAGCACAGGAATCTTATTATTAATGCTGTTTCTGATAGACTGTTCTTCAGTACCAACTGCATTGGATAATGTTTGACCAATAGCCGATGAACCAATGCGAGAAGCAATATTTGAGCCTGCTCCTTTATTGGTGTTAATGATGGCACCTTTCTGGTCAAGTTGCTGGTAGTCTTGATATACTTGATTAAGCACATCAGTAACTTGACTCTTACCAGTTTTAGATTTATCCACATCAGAGATGGTACCTGCACCAATGCGACGAGCAATCTCTTGCTCAGTGATAAATCCGGGCATCTGTTCAGGTTTTGGTGTGACTTCATAACTTGTAACTGGCTGACCTGTTGGGTCTACAATAGTCTGAGAGCCTCCTTGATTCACCAATTGATTAGCCCGTTTCATTTTAAGATATTCTCTCCTCTGGTCTTCAGGCATTTGGTTATATATCTGCCATTCTTGAATGTTGGCAGGCATATCATTTCTACTTAAGATGCCATATACTTGACCAGCAGCCATAAGGCCATTTACACTATTGGATAGCTCCTCAATATTACCAGTACGCAACATCTCAAGGGCAGCGTCAGTTTCCTGAGTATCAACCTCCTGACCAGATGCCATACGATTTTGAAGAGCAGACTTACGTTGTAGTAAGAAGTTATGAGCTCCTTCCACATCTCCTTGGTCAAGAAAGGTCTTAAGCTGAGCAGCACCAGCAACTGTACTTGTCAGTCGTGACTTTTCTCGCTCATTCATATTACTGTAATGAGCTTGAAGTATCTGCTCAGACTGTAAGGCATTATTCATCTCATCAGACTGGGCTTGTCTCACAGGGGTAGCAGTATCCAGTCCTTGTGAGTTCATTAGAATATTGGCGTCCATGTTTTTCTCCTTAAATGTTTATAGCCGTTGGACTGTATGTAGGAACTTTATTCTTGTTAAGATTTTGCATAGCCAAGAGGGTATTAATTTGGTTTTGATAGCCTCCAGTTAATGCATTATCTGCCCCAATGGTACCAGCTGACTGTGCTGCTCCTGCTGTTGTATTAAGTCCTGCAGTATTTGTAGCAGCACCATACCCTGTGGACACTTGAGAACCAAGCTGATTTAATCGGTCGTTTACCAAACCATTACCAAGTCCAAGTAATTGAGTCTGTAATTCATTTTGAGTACCACCTGAAGCAACTTTACCTTTAGCTGCCTGATTGGCTAACAGACGTCTTTCAGCATCATCCGCAAGAGTATTATACAGGGTATTGTTCTTGATATATGACGTTGGGTCAGCATTGATAGTATTCATTTCTTTCAGAGCATTCTGTCCCAACTCTGTGTAAGGAGCTAAGTTTGCTTTGCCAGCCTCAATACCAGCAATCTGCTCTTTGGTAGCATCTTCAATAGCCCCCACACTTCCTAAGGTCACTGCCTGGTTACCCATTGCCAAGAGCTGTTGTCCAACACTGTCTTTGGTTGCACTTCCAGCAACTGCTGCACCAGCTCCTTGAGTTACTGTATTGGCTAATGCTTGAGTACCCCCACCAGTTACTGCTCCCATGATACCAGAACCACTTGTTACTGGCCCACTTACACCAGCAGGCAATGTATGAGCAGCAGTTCCTACAATCTTATCACCAAGACCTGCAGTCATATATCCTGTGGCAGCTCCTAAGGCAGCTCCTTTAAGGCCTCCACCATTAACTGCGCCAGCGATAGCCCCACCAGTAGCTCCTGCCCATCCTGCAGACATTAAACCAAATCCTGCTGGCCCAAGGGCAAAGCCCAAGGCAATAGGTAAAGCAATCTTAGCAATAGTTTTAACGGTCTTGCTCATTTCAATTTCTCCTTATTATATTGGTAAAGATGTATTTCTTCAATTGTGGGTAGGTCTTTTATAAAACCTATCTTTCGTAATACCTTCTTCTTAACAAAATGCTCAAAGAAAGCAATTTCGGGTTTTTGGATTATCAGAAGAACCTGTTTTTCTTTTGCCAGTTCTTTCATAGCCCATAAAAAATTCTTCATTCTGTTAGCTGATGTAGTCCATGGGAACCAAGTAACATGAGGTTCTGCCATATATTCAGTACCAGCCACATCAACCACACAAGCAGGACCATATCCATACTTGGTATCACCATAGCCTATATACCTATCAGCTCCTGCTAAAGGTTTTATATCACATCCTTCTAAGGCAGCAGCTGATAATAATGGAAAGTCTGCTTCAGTTATTTTCTCAAGTTTATGCACCGACAATATAAGTACTTATTGTACTCTCCCAAGTAACATTATTGCCTGCAGCACCCATAACCACAGGAACTACATTACTACCAGATAATTGTAAGCCAACATTCCATCCCACTTGGTCTTCACCAGAAGTAATGCTTATAGTTCCAACTATTCCAATAGTCCCATTTACATTTTTATAACAGCCAAGCATTGAGTACCAGGCACTATCACCATCAGCACCAGCAGTGCCCCCAGTTCTCCTTGCAACTATCTTGGCATCAACCAACAAGGTTCTACCAGCAGGTATACTAATCTGAGAAACTGCAGTGACTGCTGCATCTGTGGTTAAGGTCTTCACATTAAACCGTATACCATATAAAGCAGTCCATATCTGATAGACCACATTAATGAGGCCTGAGAAGAATGTGGCAACTTGTTTATCTCTTGTAAAGGCATCAGGTATCTGAAGAGGTGGTGGATTAAGTGTAATTGCCATTATGCACATACCTCCAAGTAAGCTACTGCACTATAGATTGACCAATAAATTGGATCACTCACTTGTAATTTGATTACACACTCATTATACTTACCTAAAGCCATGGTGGCAACTTTTCTTCTTTGACCAAGTCCTCCACATTTAAGCTGACGTTCAGTGCCAAAGGTTTTACCACCATCTTTTGAGATAGAAATCATAAGTCTTGGGTCAGAACCTTGACCTTCTATCAGACCATTACCACTTTCAAGAATGACTTCAATACTGCTTATCTCAAAGTCCAATCCTGCAGCATTAAATAATCCTCCATGAATAGGAGCAGACTGACGAGTTCTTATAATTGCTTCACCATCATCAGTATAGGTGTTTGGGTCAAGCTCAAATAGTTTACTTGAGTTATAGTCACCAACTAAATGTTTACCAAACACAGTTATATAGCTGTTAGTCTTAGTTCTTCCTTCAGAACCAGAACCCCATTGGAACCATTCTCCACCTTCCGGATATACCCAAGTAATATTCTGAACTGGGAAAGTGATGGCATAGAATCTTTTTCCTTGGACATTCATACATAGACCAAAGGCATCTGACACTGTAGCATATTCAGAAAACTGTCTGGCCATTACATCAGTGCTTATGATGGTATCTACCGAAGATGAGCCACCTGTCAAGGTATGTATATGATAGTCTGTTCCAAGGAAGAAAGTATAATCTGAGTTATCAGCAAGAGAATGGATAGCCAATATTCCCACATTGGTAGTTGAGCCTTGTACTCGGTCGAATGGTGGGTTGCCTTGTCCAGAGTTCCACCAGTTCTCAATTGTCTTTTCACCAAAGAGATATAGTGTTTCATTATAACCATAAGGACAAACTAAATTATCTGATTGGTTTTCTGCAGAGGCCTTATTCAAGCCATTAATAACACCGGGCTTACCAACATCAGAAACTACAAATCCTTGTCCTTCACCATCATCATAGATAGCCTGGTTGTTAATCACAGCACTTCCACGAGGAGAACCAAGATTTACGTCAGTTACTCGAGTCATGGTGCTATCTTCAGAGTTATAAAGATATAGCTGACCACTACCATTTAAAATCATAATGACTTTATTCAAGGCTCTGAGTGTACACCTATTAGAACCTGGTATATCTCCAAGAACAGTGTGGTTTCCCATAGAGTCAAATTTGTATAGCTTGGTACCTACAACTCGATAAGGAACTCCTTGATTTTCCAACATACCTCGGCAGGCACCAGTAAGCACAGGATTAATCCATTCTTTCAATCCAAAGAAAGTCTGAAGGATATAAGTGCTTTTAGACTTTGGTGTCTGTATTTGTTGAGGCCAAAAGTTTCTGGTAATCTGGTTTGATAATGGTCTTGATTTATGTTGAAAATCACCACCAGTAAAGTTAATAGGTATAAGCATGATTAAAAATCCACTGCTTGGTTATCTGAGGCATAAGAAGAAACTATTGCATGAGCTAAGTCAGCCAGTGCTGTAGCACCATTAGGGCCTGCATCAGTTTTTATGCGTTGATAACGGGTTTCTGAAACACCATAGGCATTTAATAACTTCTCTTCCATCAATAAACAAAGATAAGGAACTACAGCATCTGGAATGTCTCCATCAATTACCCAGACTGCCAATCCCTTACTCTTAAGAAATTGATAGGTCTCATTATAAGTTTGGTCAATTCGGTTTTGGTCCTGAGACTCTAGGTCCTGACCGATAGGAACGAGTGAGAGGTCTTCTCCCACCCGTTGCCGTACCTGAGCCATAGTGGCCATATTTATTTTTCGCCTTTAAAAGCTTTTTGATAATGTTCATTAAGCTTGCGGTCTACACCTCGTTGAGCATCAGCCTTTTGATTGGCTGCTTCATCCATCTCATGTAAAACTTCAGCCTTTACACTGCCTTTTACAAAACAAGGATTGCTCTCAATTTTTTTAATCAAGGAGGCATCAGAAACTACAGTGGCTTTACCACGAATAAATTCTTGTTTACCCATAAACTTGATTTTGTTTGGAGAGGATTCACCACCACCCACATAAGTGTAAGTTTCACCTTCTACCTCTTCAGAGTCCTCAGTTTCATCTTCATCATCAAGTTCTTCATCTTCATCATCGACTTGGGATTCTTCAACTTGACTGCGATTACGATTTTTACGTGACATTATTTTCTCCATTATTAAATTGGTTAAATAGGGGACGGGCTATATCTCAAGTCCATCCCCATTGGTAGGGAAGTATTAATCAAAAGAGAAAATCACTTCCAGGGTTACATCTCCTGTGACATTGGTATTCGCATCCACAAAAGAAGCATAGATATCAAGCGAACACAATGGGTCAGCTGTTAAGCCAAGCAATTCCCAAAGCATTTTACCATAATTAGCATGGTCCTTAATCAATGCAGCAGAGCCAGCAGCAGTGGCTACATCAAGACCATCATTTAAAGCGGCCGGGACAGCAGTGATTGCATTCGCTGTATCGTCTACAGGTGCAATACCTAAATCCAGTGTTGGTGAACCCGAACTGGCCAAATCATCCCAAAAAACTTTGGACAATCCAGAAATGCGGGCATTAGATGGCAAGCGTACCAATTTCATAGTGTCATTAGCCGTACGAGCAGTAACAGACTTGGTTGCAACAAGACTCTTGATATTGCAACTTTCACCCATTCCAGGTACAGCATCATAAGCAGCACGACGTACGTTAGCCTTTAGTTTATAGGAAACGTCAGACATTAAGTTTCTCCTTATTAATGATTAAAAGAAATAGCCCAACCACATAATTTAATGATTGGGCTACTTAAGTTTAGGCGTCAGCCGTAGCAGAGTGGAAATGGGTCAACATACCATGCTGCTTGCCATTATAGAAGATCTTCTTAATGTCGTGCTTAGCGCCAATTGCGATACCAGCAAGGTGGCCATAGTCATCTTCATTACGACGATTGAATGCGGCATTCTTGGCACGTCCAAAGCAGACAGCCTGAGCACCAGTCAGGAAGCCTACACCAACACGAGATGTACTTGCACCAGAGTTAAGCAAGCTGTCTCCTGTAGCGTTAGCACCCCAGACACCATCCCAGAGACCACCACCAGAAGTATTGTCAATAAATTTGTCCAAATCAGGGACTTCTTTAATGATAACACCATCCCAGTACAAGTCACCACCAGCGAAGATTGGATTGGTCTTCAGACGTGGCATAGCATCTTTCAATGCTCCCTGCATTGTGGCATTGTCTTTCAGGTCACGGAAGCCATACATACCAACCCAGTAAACAAAGGTAGGCTGGTCGTCGTCAACCATAACAGGACGAATAAGAGGAGAAGCCTGCATAGCCATGCGTTTAACAAGGCTGATAGATGCTGGCGTCAATTTGTCATTCGTTGTGTCAATGGTACCAAGCGACGTTGTATGGTCACCAGAGGTCAAGTTTGCTTTGCTGTTGCCGTACAGAATACGGTCAGAGTTAGCAGCCTGCCAGGTGTCCATGTTAGCAGCAGATGCAGCAGAAGAGCCTTTTGCACCAGAAGCTTCTGTACCACCATAGTTGTAGTATGTACCACCAGCCATGATTGCACCAAAGGCTTGGATAATTTGGTCACGTTTAACTTCCATCATCCAGTTCATCAAGGAAGGACGTGCTTCCTGGAACAAATCGAATTCGGATTTTTCACGTTCCTCATTATCAATCAGCACACCATTACGAAGGTGTGTAGGTTCGAAGGTAAAGTCATAGTTCGACAATGCTTCTTCAGAACCAACCAATTGCGTGCTGCCACGAACACCAGTACCAGACAATTTTCCAATCAGAGCAATGCTCTTTTTGCGAATGTTCTGGTTTGTCTGGATAATGTCATTTTCTGTAGGCCCAATGTATGGACCAAAACGACCTTTCCGAACATAGGTGGTATTTACTTTTTTCTGGAAGTCAGTTACCTTATTCCCAGCCGAAATTGTACTTGCAGTCATTTCTTATTCCTTTCAGATTTGGTTATCAGCCAACACTGTAGTGTCCATCAAATAATCCATCATCATCACTATCAGACTTCTTATTAGAAGGGCCCACAGATGTAGCCTTGCGATTTAGATTGGGCACAAGGGCTTTATCTGATAACTTTTCTGCTACACCTTGAGAAGCTTTCCATTTCAGAAACTCTTTATATTCATCAGAGCTCTTATGACTTCTGAGTTCTCGTATGCTCATGTCTTCTTTTGCAAGGTCATAAGCAAACTTAGCAGGCAAAGCATGGTTAGCCACAATTTGATTTAGGTTCTCATTATCCTTTGCCATTTCTATGAAGTGTTTGATTTTTTCTTCATAGTCAGGAAAGGTAGAACGCATAATCTCTTTTGAGGTTTCAATCCGAACATGACGTTCATATCCATCAGGGTCCTGTGATTTATCAGGAACTGGGGAAGACTCATATTGGGATAGCTTTGCTCGTGCAGCATCAAGTTCTTCAGATATACCCCTAACTGCCGCTTTTAAACGACTTTCAGGGACCATCTTTTCTTCATTATCAGATTTATCCTCAACAGGAGGTTCTTCTGAGGCAGCAGGCGGCACTTCCTCAACTTCTTTATCGCCCTTTTCTTCCACATCATCTTCATCGGATTTTGCAGCTTTATCAAAAACGTCCTGTGTATCATCATCTTCAAAGTTAGGCATAGTCAGTCTCCTTACGCCCGATTGTAAGCGGCGGCCTTTGTTTAACGCCCGATGCTCGGCGGCAGCTTGAGCTATATGCTCATAGAGTTATGAGGCGGCCATAACAGTTACGCCCTAGATTGGGTAATGGCTTACTTCACTTGAAAAACCATAAGCACCCTTTTTCCAATAACAGTAGGTATTATTCACTCGAGGTGCAATATTATCCACTGTTAATGTTAACTCATCATCCATGTAAACCTTAAAGGTTCCGGGAGTATATTTGGCAGATAACTTAATCTTATCACCAAACTTAATTCCTTCTCTTACTGTTATTGCTACAGTGTCAGAGTTATCTTCCTTCTTATCAACAAAAAGCCTTAAGTTCATTTTGTCTCCAGAAGCAAGCATCATCTTGGCCATGTAGAGTGTTTCAATATTGCCATGTAATTGGTGAACTATCACAAGATTATCTGTACCATCCACACTGAAGACTACATCATTCTCCATGGTATCCATGTAACTGTAATCAGTCAAGTGTCTCAGTTCACTTCTTACTGTAGTTGAGTTAGGACTTGTTGCTCCAGATGCTGGTGTCTTGTATTTAATGATGCCACTTGGTAGAACCGTGAAGTATTCATTATCTACAAACCAAATATCTGGTGGATAATGAGAAACCATAGAGCCAGATAATCCACCTTCAGCATTTATTGGAAGTCCTATATTATATTCATTCAACCATTGAGCCTTGGCATATCGAGAATCTTCAATAGGAAAGTTTACTTGGTATTTACCACCAATTAATTGTGGAGTGTCCCAAGTCAATGTCTGGAACCCATTATCATCAATCAGTGTATTACCACTAATTCTCTTTCCTTTTCTATTCCAATTATAGGCAGCAATTCTATTTATTCTCTCTACTGCCAAATTGGCTTGGTCAAGTGTTGCGAATTCTAAGGGCATCTTAGACACCATATTTTGCCAACAGATAAGGCTCCACAATAGTTGAGACTTCAGTGTCAGTCAAAGCTCGTTTGAAGATATAGGCAGCCTTCATCCAACCTTTGAAGTAGTCAGTTCGTGACGCCTCAGTAGCATGATAGTATGAACCAATAGATAATCTTGGGTCTATAGCAGTAAAGTTGGAGTTAGTGTCTAACCCTGTAGCAGAAAGCTTAGCTATGTCTCTTTGTTTAATGGTAATACTACCTGTGGCCTTTGATGCAGTGGCTATAGCATAAGTAAAAGCACCATTGGCTTTATTTTCAGTGCTATTTGGTGAGTTGGCAATGGTCTCAGCATTTAATCGGCAGGAAGACCTCATAGCATTGGTAGATGTTGAACGATAACCAATAGCAAATTGCAAGGTATTGCTGGCCTTAGCATAAAATATTGGATACTGAGTTGCTACCTTATCTTCTCTGGCATGAATTATGATGATTGTACCACCACTTGCACCATCAAGAAGTCTTGAAGGATTAAGTGCATCCATATAATCATCCGAGCCATCAAAGTAAGCACATCTGCTGCCAAGATAATCAACTCCTATTGGTTGACGTGAGCCAGTGGTCTGAGCCAAATTACAACCTTGTATTGGTTCAATCAATCCACTGATAGCTCCTATTGCTACCTTGGAGAAATCATAGAAAGCTGCGATATTAGGTAGCTGAAGTAATGGGTCACCTCCTCCACCTCTTCCAAGCTTTAATCTCAAGCGACTTCCCATGATTAAGCATCCGCAGCAGTATCAATGTAAGTACCTGCCCCCACAATGTGGTCAACGAAGTCATTCGCAGGCAGCCATAAGTTACCAGCAGTATTAGCGACTGCATCTGCTGAGCTTCCTCCAAACTTGTACCAGAAGCCTGTTCCTTTAGAACGAATGCGTACATATTTGGTCATAGCATTGAGAGCAGCAGACAACACAGCGATATTCTTTACCTGAGTAGTGATAGGTATAGAAGGAACCTGGATACGCTGGTCGAAAGCTTGGTATTCTTCAATAATAACTTCATTAGCCATTTCTTATCTCCTTAGATTGTTATACTTCCTTTATAAGGTATCATAGTCTGAGACTCCATAATCTTGTTTTCAAGATTTATTTGTTTAGCCTCTTCAAGTTTCTTAGCAGTCTCAGCCTTTCCTTTATCTGCCTGGCTCATCATAAACATAGAGTTGGCATCAGGTCCTGATTGAGCAGCAGCTTCAGCTTGTTCCTTACGACGTTGTGTCAATTTCTCAATCAACTGTTCTTTGCCATGGACATTAGATATCTCAAGCAAGTCAAGAATATCAAAGTTGCTCTGAGCACCAAACTGAAGGATAGCAGTCAGCTGTTCGTCTGAGGTATTCAAGAAGTCATAGGATTCATTCAGTATCAAATCCATGTCAAGTTCTGCAGGTCTGTTCTGTACTTCAATCACTTGCTCAAGACCTTGTGGATTCTGTTGCTCAAGCATAATCATCTGAGCTGAAGCACCAACACGCATTTCTCTTGGCTTGGTATCATCATCCATGATATCTTGAAGAGCTTCCTTCATAGTAACAGGAACATTAAATCCAACATAGCGTGGCTTCTGGTCGTCGTCTGTTACTCGTACCCATTTTTCTTGGTCCCAATATTGTCTGATACGTGACCACATCTGGCGATATACACGAAGCTTGAAGTTAGAGAACCTATCAAATAATCGATTGAGCTCAATCACTCCAGCAGCCTGTAATTTTCCAATAGCCTTGCCTGATAAGTCACCAGACATACGGTCACCAGCCATCTGAGCATTATATGACTGAGCATCCATCTCAGCTTTTGCATCATTCAGCAAGTCCATCTGTCCTTGAGCCATATCACCAGTAGGCAACAGACCAAAGTCTTTACCAAACTCACCTTGTCCTACTTCTAAGTGACCATCAGGCTTGGCAAGTTCACGTTTAGCTTTACGTATATCTGTTACAGCACCACGATTACCAAAGGTCTGGCGTTGAGAAAGCAAGAACAAAGCCTTGGATCTGCGATGGTTGATTTCATCTTGGATATCCAGAAATGACAGTAGCTCACCATATCGTCCACCTTCTCTATTAATGTATGCATGTTCCATCTCAATAGGACAGTCTGGTTCTCCATGCTCATCAAGATAAGGACTTGGCTGAGGTTTCATCAAGAAGCCACCACCTGTATAGATAGCAACGTGCCAGACTCCATGATGCTTAAAGTAATGTGTGGCAACCAAGTGTCTTACTCGTGAGCCATCACGCACCAACCAAGTAGGCTTATCTTCAAACAGCCAATCATCTTTCTGTAATTCCTCAGAAGTATGAGTAGCTTCTTCAGGTGCATCAGGAAACTGGTCAATAATATCATCTTCATCCATCCACAACACAAAGCCTTTGTAGCGTGCATCAGAGAAGTTGTGCTTGCGTGAGTATGGGTCAAAGAATAATCTATCCCAAGGAATGTTCTCTACCAGTACATCAATGTCTTCTTGACCATTCTGCTCTACCGTAACATAGCATCCACAATAACCTTCACAGAAGAAGCTGTCTGCAGCATCAACATATACATCATCAAGCTCAGTCTTATCAGAAGCATATCTCAAACCATCAGTGGTAGCTTCAGCAGCTTTACTGTCAGCATCAGCGTTACGAGGAAAGGCTTGAGGATTACCCTTACGCATTGAAGTAAGACCAAGCAATCCATTCTGTTTAACCTTGATGCGATTGTTTACAATTGGTGCCTGCTTGCGTCTCTTGAGCTCAGCTATCTGTTCAGCTGACCATTGACGACCATCATAGTAGTCTCGGCATCGCTCACTGTCCTTGCGTGCGTCAATCGTTAAATCTATGAACTCCTCAAACTGTACTTTAAGGTCTTCATGGCTAAGCAGTTCTCCAGTCGTTTTCTTCTTCCGTGTCATAGTCATAATCGTTGCCCTTATTTATAAGTTCGTCGTGATATTGTGTTGGTCCAAAAGCTTGGTCTAATATTCTGCCGAAGATGCCACATACATCAACCTTATCATCTCGTTTGCCATCCTTACCATTAAACTTAAGAAGCTGCTCAATAAGTTCATCTCCCCAAGTCCCATAAGGAATGTATACTTTACCTTCAGAGGCAAGAGCTTGGAAGCCCCGAGCATTAGCTGCCTTGCTTGATGTAGCAGGAAGCCATTCATTCTTGAAGAATATTCGTCGTAATTGTTTCTCTTTCTTGATGTATGGTTCCATTGCTCTGCGTATAACACCAGACTCTGCAATCCATACCATTGGTACCCATTGACCAACCATCTTCATCATAGTGTCTATGCTCTTGTCTATAGTTACTTGAGCTGAGTTCCAATCAATAAACCACAAATTGTCTGAGACGTCGAATCCTGCGATTGCTTGTTCTGACCAGTCATTCTCATCTTCAGTTACGGCATAGTCTCCTGCGCCATACTTCACTAATCTTATAGGCTCTTCTCCCAGCCTGAACCGCTTGAACCATTCTTTCTTGAAGAACGTTCCTTCATCTGGTGCGGGGTCCTGTTGGTACTGTGCCATGAACACTGACCTAGACTTATCACGCAACATTATAAGTTCCTCAGCAGTATGTTTAGCAGGCCACAGAGAAGAGCCATCCGGTTGTAGTGCCGGTAGGTTTAAATGATATACAACTTCTCCAGTCTCACCAGATAAGACGTAACCACTCATATCCATTTCATTCAGTCGTTGCATTGAGATAACTATTGGTGTCTTCCTTGAGTTACGTCGGGAAAGAATAGTTGTCTTCAATCGTTCATTAACAGCTTTACGTGTGCCATCCGAATAGGCATCATCTACTTTGATTGGGTCGTCGATACTGATTGCACCATAGAATAGGTTCGGGTCAGTAGGATTCCAATCATCTTGAAAGAATTCAGCGAACTCATCTTCAAAGTTCTCAGCTACGTCAGCAAGTGAGCCAGCACCAAAGCCTGTAACCTGACCACCAGCAGCAGTTGCATAGACACCACCACCTTGTTCGGTGTACCACTTCTTCTTACTATCACTGTCTGCCTTTATCTTTACAGGCCAGAACTTCTGGAACTCAGCAGACTTTACCACTTCCTTACACTTAGCAGAGTTATCCAATGCCAGTTCATCAGAATATGACAGATGAATAAATCGAGCACGAGGATTACGAGCAATACAACGAGCCATCCAGTCAATAACACAGAACTGAGTCTTACCAAAACGTGGAGGCATATTGATTACCACAATGGTAGCATGCTTGCCATCAACAAGAAGTTCTCTGCGCTCAAGCTTGGTGAGTACATCCTCAATAATCTCGTGATGATTAGCAGGAATAAATACTTCTCCTCTTGCTCTGAAGAAATATTTAGTGAAGAGAACTTGACTTCTTTCCAGTCTTCTCCTCAGTTGTACTTCCCTGATTTTTTGTTGCAGCTCCGAGAGAGGTAAGTCCTTTGATAAGGCTATCGAGTTCTTGGTCATTACATTTATCCAAAAATCTGTCTAAGTTATTTGTCGTATCGTTAATGTTGAATTCTTTAGGAATGATGGAGGCAGCAACTCGGAGATAAGCAGCTGGGTCGCTTCTTCGTGCGTTCCTTAAAGCCTTTGGACCATTCTTCTCCCAGTCAGCCAAGAAGTCAGCGATAAAGTTCTCAGCAAACTTATTTCTGCTTCCCTTTGGTCGTCCATTAGGATTTCCACTCTTTCCTTCCGTCCACATTGACTTCTTCATCTCTTCAGGCAAAGCTCTTTTCTTACCTGTACTTTCAGGTTTAGCCATCTTCAGTCTCCGTTCCGACATTTAAGAAAAGTTTCAAAGTTTCGGTAGTAGAACTTACAGTAATTTCCTTCAGTTCTATCTTATCCAATGTAACAGTAACAACATTATTCAACTCAGTTCCGCCAGCCGTAGAAGTTACATCTCCGTGCTCAGAACTCCAAGGATTAAAGTCAAAGGTTACTATCTTCACTTCACCATCAAAGAAAGGTATATTATAAATCTGAATAGGATAATCTGCAGGAATGATGAAGTTCATATCTATTACTCCTCAAATAATTTAGATCTTATTGCACAATCTTTGGCTTCCAATAATTTTCTCAAGCCCATACTTAACTCAGTATTATTTGGAAGAGTATTATTCATGTGTTCTGCAAGGTCACAAAAGGGCTTGCTTATTTCTTGAAGATGTGTAGGAAGGTGTTGATATTTAAAAAACTGAAGTAGATAGTGTTTCATCTAATTTCTCCATAAAAAAAGACAGCCATTAACTGGCTGCCGATAGAAATACATATTACTGTTTTTATACCACGATTTTATGCTTTTTGTCAATGGCCTTTTGTATCTTTTTTATAACCCTTTGATATTGCTGTCGAAAACTTTCATAATTGGTACCCATTTCCTTGCCACACAGGCGAAAGCTGAGTATCATTCCCTTACCAAGTCGTATAATCAAATATCTTTTTTCAATAGTTTCAAGATTCTGCCAGAACTCAATAAGTATATCCTCATATATCTGAATGTCCACACTTGATGAGGTGTCCTTCTTATTCTTGTCTGGATATTCAGGAATAATGTACTTGGCATAGACAGGAGACTTCACTCCCATGTTCTCTCTACCACCACGTTTCATATATTTAAAGCAATCAAGTAACAGCTGCTCAGTAATCACGATACTTTCAACAGAGTCACCATTCAGCATAAGGTGTCCCCTATTATCTCTGCTGTACATATACCCAGTACCAGCCGTTCTTCTTGTTACCCACTTCCACACTTATGTTGGTCATCTCCCTTCGTACTTTGCCAATCACTTGCCAAGAATATCCTCTGATAACAGCATCTCTTTTTATCTTTTTAATAGATATCTTATTTTTATCCTTGAAGAGTGAGAGTATCCATTCTTTTATGTCATTACTCTTCTTACCATAAGCTACTGGAACACCCTTTTCCTCCAGTACACTTATTCTCTTCTCCAGTTCTTCAATTCTTTTAGTTAGTTTACCCATAAATTATTCCTTTCTGTTACACTATCTCTTAGAACACTCTTTTTATCATTCTGTCAATTATATTTATTTAGGGTATATTGTATAAAGAGAGCCCTTATTAATACAATATATGATAAATATATATATAATTTAGAATAATGTAAATAGAAAATTTTTTTATTGATTTTATTCACTTTTTTCTTGGTTATTACCACCCGTTAGTCTCTATTATAATACAATCTAATATACCATCATTTGTATTTTGTTTAGATTCTTTTATAACTCAATGTAACGGGTGGTAAAAGATTTCTATTTACAATCTCTCATTTCTCTCTTATACTCATCTTATTACCAACCACCAACCGGGAGAACTGAAATGACCACAAGATTTATTGGATTAGTTAAACCAAAAGGAATAGGACTTTACAAAACTTCAGCTTATAAAGACCATGAAACTACTTATGATAAACTAATTGCTTTAACTGAAATAGTTATGAAAGAGCGAAATCTCACAAGTACAGATGATTTTGACTTTCGTATGATTGAAGCCATAGAAGTGGAAGATTAAAATGGTATCATTCATTATATCACCAACTGACTCTGACAAAATTGCCAAGATTGTTTCTAAGGTCAATAGAAAAAGAAAATCATTAGACCTTCCAAGACTTCCACCAGTTGACTTAACCATGGACCTAATTGTCTATCATAACAAGGAAGGTCTTGACCTTGACAAGTTGTTAGCCGCTAATGAGTTCACCATGGCACATGATGTGATGGGTATCAGAAACAATCTCAACAGAACTACTGGCTCATGTAATAATAGCTTCTTACCACGCTGTCATAAAGAAAACAAACATGAAGATTAAATGGAGAGTATCACCCAAGCCAACAGGACGCTATCGCTCTTTTGAGTATAGAGGATGGCCAGTTGCAGAATATGAAGATGGCAGTATATGCGCCCAGGTCTTATCTGAGGAAGAATATACACAAAACCCTACCAAGCCATTGACATTAAAAGTCGCTGACTATTCTAAGATTCCCTTCGGCTGGATAAAGTGTGTACATAAATCAAAAGACATGAATGAGGTAAGGGCTTTGTTAGAGGCTATCTTAAACAAATATCCTTACATCAGAAAAGTCTATAGGAATGATTGACATGAAACCAGCAAACCAAAACTTCAGCAATCTTGAGAAGCTTATAATTGCTCAGATGCTCAACTGTAAAAACCTTGAGGCAAGAGATAATAATGATAGCCTCATAAAAACATTCACGAGCTTTGAGGATGCTATGATATGGATGAAAGATAATCCTGGTCATACATTGTCTGGTAAGAGTTGACAGATTTCCCACCTTATTATAAAGTAATTCACATGACACGCATCAACACCATACCTCCTGCGCTTCTGACCAACAAGCACTTAGTTGCTGAGTACAGAGAGTTGCCACGAGTGATACGCCTGGCCAAGCTACTTCCATCTCCTCCACTATCCTATCATCTCGGCAAAGGTCACGTAAAATTCTTCTACAACAAATTAGCATTCCTTCATAAGCGATACCTTAACATCGTCATGGAGATGTACAAGCGTAATTATCAGCCTGATAGAGACCTCATTAAATCAGTCAATCAATCTTTCATAGACAAAATGTCTTATGAGATATATGGTGACTGGAAGCCAACAGAATCAGACCATCTCACTAACCTATCACGATTGAAAGAAAAGGACCCATACTATGAAAGTATATCTATTGAAAGCGTATTACAAAGAGTCTAACTGTTTTGCCTTCATAAGGAATATATACTCTTCCGAGCAAGTTGCAGAGCAAGCAAAGGCCAAACAAAGAGCAAAGGACCACAAAGACCATAATCTACACTACACCTACAACATTGAAGCAAGAGAGGTACATGACTATGCCATTATCTAAACTCACTGAAGAAGAACGCAAGCACTTGTATGACAATGGCCTATATACAAAGGCTCAGCTGAGAAGTTACTATAACTTCCACAACAAACAGAAAGTGAATGGCCTGTCCTCACTCTGTAACGTATGCAAAAGGATATATGACAAAATAAAGGAGGATATATGTTCCAAATAAAAAACTTTTATACTGCAGCTTGTGGTGGTAGAGTTTATAAGGATACCTACCTTGAACTATTTGGAAGATTCTTCATAAAAATAAGGAGAAAAGAGATATGACCACAATACTCTCATTCACATTTCTTGGTATAAGCTTTTTCTATCTCCTGATTGTCTGTAGTGTACTGAATAACACCAAAACATTTATAGATATGAGAGCAAGAGAGATAATAAGAAGATTTAACCAAGGAAAAGAAAATAAATCAGAGGAAGCACTTGAAGCTTTGAATAGTCTCATGCTTCCAGATTTTGAAACTGACCAACAGAATAGAGAATACTTTTATAAACTAAATATCATAGAAAGGGCATTGTTAGACCTATGACCATAGAAGAACTTGAAAAAAGTATTAATGCAATAAATAACTCCTGCGCTACAGGTGAAGACTACACCAGGATGTATGATGCAGCAAAGGGGTATCTACAACACCTAAAGCATGAAAGTCACTTGGCCAATAAACTTGATAATATATTAAAGGAGGAAGTAGATGAATGAAGAAGCTTTAGAAGCGCTGAGGAGACTATGGATAGCAGTCAACCTTCAAGTGTATAAGGATGGCTATCCCAAGAATAACCCTGTGGATGATTTTGAAAAGGTAAAGGAGGCACTGCAAAATGGACAAAGACAAGATTCTTGAAGGGAACACCAACTTAGACACTCATGACTATCTGGTGGTCAAGGCAGACTTACAATATCAGGAGGTGATGGGTGAAGCTACTCAGTAAATTCTTACAGAAGACCAAGCCAGGTGAAACAGGCATCGCATACCTGACACCTTATGAAGGACCAGGAAAGCCTGCAGAGTTCTTGATTGCATCAAAGAAGCTGAGGGCAGAGATTGATACCATGGTAAAAGATAATAGAGCTATGAAGGATGCTATAAGAATGGCTTTATCTGGCCAAGGTATAAGCTTAAAAACATTAGAAGAGGTAATGGCTTATGTGGAATGAAGTAAAATTGGAGAATGATTTATTCTTCCCTGAAGGTACAAAGGTCTATCGACAGGAAAGAGCTGTCTGTGCTATATCTATAGAGGAAGATGGAAACTATCATCTGAGCCTATCACGAAAGGACAGACTACCCACCTATGAAGAACTCAAAGAAGCACGATACTCTCTCCTGCCAGATGTACCCTACATGGCACAGATATTTCCTCCTCTGAGTGAATTCGTAAACGTTCAGAAAAACTGCTTACACTTATTTCAGATAGAAAGGAAAGAAAATGAGTAATACAATCTCCACAACTCTTCACTATGAAATCCAACGTGTGGAGTCGGTAATAAGACAACGCCCTAATTCTGTAGGGGCTAATCTGGCTAAGGCTTATGTTGAGCAATCGACAAAGGCTTTAAACAAGGACAATCCTAAAGAAATGATTGCCCAAATACATCAACTTAGAATGGTACGAGGAGGTACTAAAGCATGACACCAGAAGAATTCTTTAAAGCAGTTGCTGAGGAATACACCAAGGCACGCACCAAATTTCCCACAAACAAGTATAAGCTTGCATCACTCATGGAAGAGTCTGGCGAAGTATCCAACGCCTTCCTGCAGAATGAGTATGGCAAAGGATCTCCTGAGCACATCTGGAAAGAGTGTGTACAGGTTGCATCCTGTGCATTAAGATTAGCAACTGAAGGAGACAGCTCGTTTCCTGCATACAAACCAGAGGAGTTAAAACTATGAGCGGAACAACTATAAAAACACAAGACACACCATATTTAAGTGCCCTGCTTAAAAAGAAAAAAACTATCAGAGCAGTAGCTGACCTGATTGGCTATAGTGATGGTGGTCTTCTTGCTGCAATCAATGACCCAAAAGGTATTCGCAAAACCATTGAGCTTGCTGCCAAGGCAATTTATATTGATACCTATGGTGAGCTGAATATTCTTAAGTCATGCCCATTCTGTGGTGGTGAAGCTACTTTAGATGAAAGCCAT